GTTTAGGTCTTCTTGACCATCCATAGTTTCCTCAATCTTTTTGATTTTATCGGTAACTAATGGGTCAACTGAACCTTTCTTTTCTAACGCTTCAAGTCTTTGGTCATTGGTTGCCTTGAACTCTTCAAAGGCTTTAGCCATGTCCTCAACAGCGTTTTTGACTTCTTCAGTCATACTAGACTCCTTTAATTATTGAGGTTAATTCTTTTATTGCGTCAATCGCATTATGCGTTGCATCAACATCTCGCTGACTCAAAGCTTTATAAACGGCACTTGCCGCCTGTTTTGACTCGCTTCTTGAAAGACCACCCTCATCCCGAAAATGTGTCTCCCACTCACGAATCGTTCTGCTGTTACCCTTCACTGCTGAAATCCTTGCACTTTGGTTCATTGGAAACGTAACTGCTGAAATCTCCATTAATTCTACTTCTTTTAGATAGCGTCTTTTGCGTCTATCATCATATGTTTGCCCTTTTGCATTTACCCTATAGCCAATAGACAAACCATCTATCGCACCCATCTTCATTAGCTCGTACACTTCTCTGCCTCGCTGTGTACCCATCGCTAATCTGCCTTTAACCTTCAACCCTTTTCTATCTTCAGTAATCTCTTCAAACACACCTATAGGTTCGTCTGCCTTGTGCTGATAAAGCATCTTAACCCCTTTTGCACCTTTAGAAGCCAACGATTTTGAAAACGCACCTTCCACCATGACATCATTGCCTAAATCTTTGTTGCCAAAAATAGACCCATATCCAGAAAAGAACCCCTTTTTCTCATCATCGTCATCATCATCATAAATAGATTTTATATCAAATTTTACATCTAATGTAAGGTCTTCATACTCTTCGGTCACCTGTATCTCCTTCTTATCATTGTAACTGCTAAGACATACGGCAACCCTCTGGTTACTATCTGGGTACTCAGCCAACATGGTTGAGTTGTCCATGCAACGTGACATAAAATCTGATTCAGATTCACCGCCACTAGGTTTAGGTATTGGCATTTTATAACCTCTATATTTAGTACACCATAATATTTTTTAAATCAATACACAACTATTTTCATTTTACCTGTTGACATATGTAAACAAAACCATTAAAGTGATTCGTATAACGCAAATTAAATGGAGAAAAAAATGAGAAATTTTATATCAAACGCAGAATACCAAGGTTCAAACATAGAAGAACTTATCAACGCAGGTTTTAAAGAAGGTTCAGAATTTTGCACATTTAAGCAAGCTATTACTTTTTATAAACTTACAGGAAAAGAACTAAAAGGTGCAAAAGGAGCGGCAAGGCTAAAGAAAATTGTAACTAAAAAGGTTATTAACAAAATAACCAAAAAAGAAGAAACCAAAAAAGTTCCTACTTACTTTACAGTTTTTGAAAGAAGCCACATTGAATCAATATTAACAACAAATGGGGTGGGGGTTTAACCCCACTCCGAAAGGAGAAAATATGACTAAACGAAAACGAGGCATAAACGGCAACTATGAATTTACAATAATTCCTACTGTAATCAAATGGCCTGCTAGTTTAAATAAACCTAGTTTAAAGCAATTACAGGAAGCCGTTGGAGGGCTTTTTCAAATTATGCCTGATTGCTATGTAACTAAACCTAACATTCAAGTGATTATAAATGAAGAAGCGTTGTTACATGGTTCTGCTCAAAATCTTCAAGCCTTAGAATATTGCTCATATCCCATATTTGGTAATGTTCTTATTTTAACAGGTAAGCAAAGATTAACCTAAAATAGGGGGTAGTTATACCCCATAGAAAATATTTAGACCCCCTGTATGGCGAAATTTGGGGGTCTTTTTTACTCATCGACAATAATATCGTCTGGGTCTAAATAAAGGGTGACACATCTACAGTTTATTGTATTTATTGCTCCACCTTTGGGGTCACCAGTGTAATCCATCTCATAGTTTATTCCATTGACCTCCACTTTGAAAGGCTCATCTGCTCCCACCTCTGTGCCATTTAGAGCAACGTGCCATGATCTGGTTCTATCATCTCCTGCCGCAACCCACCTTTTTATCTGATTTGGTATGCCAAGAGATGCGTTTACCCTATCGTTTGCATAACTAGCCGCACTATGAGTTTCTGTTCTTGCTATGGTTTGACTCCGTAATCTGCTAAAAGTGCTGTCCATACGTTTGAAAATATTTTGCCCAATTTTTTGTACACCTAAACCCTCAAGCAATCCTGCTTCAATAATTTTATTTATGGCTTTCATAGTCGTGTTGTTGATTTGAGTTATTCTTGTGCCACCAATAAGCAAAATATATTCTCTTATTAACACCTCAAACTGCGATTCCTGTTTTTGATTTTTAAGTACCCTCAAGCCAAACGCATCTATAACTGCCCTGTAATGAGACTCTAATACCTCACGCAGTTTCCTTTCGCTCTGGCGGCTTGTTTCAACGAGCCTACCTAATTGTTCATATTCTTGTCTGGCAAGCCTTCCTGTGGCTTTAAATCCGCTCTGGAGCTGTCTTACGAGCCTCCTTTCAAAGCCATTACGCAATCTGTTCTGCTCAAGGAGTTCTTTTCTTGCGGCTATCCTTATTCTTGTCTGTTTTGTTTGAACTGCTTGCATGAGATTTATTGGCTATAAAGTCCAACCATTTTTTTGCCATATCAAAACAATAATACTCTTCACAATATCCACACCTTAATTTGCCATCCATGACTTTCATAGTCTGCCCACAGATACCGCAGTTGACTTCAGACAATCGTTACTTTTTTTTGCTTTTTAGAGGATGACCTTCTGGTAATAAATCCTTATCAAATTGACCGCTTCGAAATCTTCCGTTGCGTACTGCGTATAAAAATGCGTTTATTCTTGCCAATGCCCACTGATCTGATGATGTGACGCTAGGTCTAACGCTTTGAGGGTTGTTATTATATGCGCCTACACCTCTGCGAAAGACAGCCTCTAACATTCTTTGGGTTACTCTTTTTCCCTTTTTATCACCATGCTCTTCGTTATGGTCTTTGACTTTATTCGCAATAGCCTTTTTAATCTTTTCAGATACTTCTGCCTTGCTACCGTCAACACTTTTGTCTCTTTCTCTGTCGAGTTCTGCGGTTTTTCTTCTTGCCCAACTTTGTCCTGCATCACCACCCCACAATGCCCATGCTATTCTACCTGCTGACGGATAACCCTTTTCCCCTGCTCTAAAACCCTCTGCTTCTTTATCTACCTCATGTCTGGAAAAAAAACTGTGTGTTCGTCTTACTGTGCTAGGGGAAAAAGACTCTCCTGCTATAATCTGGTTTGCTCTGGCTACACCTACTTGTGTGCCACCTCTATCAAATTCCTTTCGCCACTCAAGACCCTTTTTGGCTTCCTCTACCATACCTGCTGTTGGTTTGGTATCTACATCTGCTTCTGCTTTTGGTGTTTCTAAAGTATCACCTGTCAATGCCTCGTAGTCACTATGGCTCTCGCAGGGCATATAAACCCGACCATTAGGAGTATCATGAAAGTGTGTACCTACACAGCCTATTTGGTTCGCTCTTGCTTGTGCTTCCGCTTCCGTAGTGAAAACATCTTTTTCAATCTCTTCTTTAAACTCGTCAAAATCATACGCATCTTTGCCATCATCTTCTGCATCTTCTCCTTCCGCAGGTGCTACCTCTGTTGACCCTAATGGGAAAAGGTTAGCCGCTATAAATACATCATCACCGCCACTGATAGGTTCTAGCCCTAATCTTTCTCTTGCCTCATTGCGGCTTATTATTCCCTCCCTTACCGCTTGTGTCACGTTCTCATATATCATTTTTCTGCGTTCTGTCATAGCAGGAATAGCATCAAAATCATATCGGATACTTATGTCCTCGCCAAATGATGGGCTTATCCATTCATTCATATCGCTCTCTACACGTTTTGCTAAGGGAATAATTGTTTCTTCGTAAAGAGCCAACCTTGCTTCTTGCACATTGGTATATGTTTGGGCATCTGGAATGCCTATCAATTGACTAGGAACACCAAAACAGAGTGCTATATCTTTAGCCGCAACGTGCTTACTCTGTAAATAATCCATATCTTTAGGGCTTAACCCCATCTCTCTCCAATCAAAATCACCTTCCAATAGCAACGGTCTACCTGCATTGTTTGGGCTTTGATATCTGAGTTGTAAATCTTCATTAAGTGATTGTCTTTGACCATCTGTAAGTTGCATAGGTACACCCCTGTCATCTTTTGGTCTAAAGATTATCGCTCCTGATGGTCTTGCTCCGTTGTTCAGAAGGTTGAGATTGTGCTTATTAACTGCATTGTGGTTATCAATATCCACCGCTCCTGCCATTATTGGGCTTAATCCATAATAATCATCTAACGGATTCCACTGTTTAATATGTTTTAAATCACTTACACCTGTTACAGGGTCTGGGTCATATGACTTAACCACCGTTCCTGACACCATATAATGATATGACTTTGGTATCATGGTTTTGCTAGGTTCTATTCTAATCCTATCCGGTCGTAACAGAAACAATTCTCTGGGCTGTCCGTTCACATCGTTGCGTACAGGATAAGCGTTTCC